CAGTATCTCCTCAACAAGGCGGTAGCCCTATGGAGAAAGCTAATGCCTTTGCAACTGGATTAACACCTGAACTTAAAGCTCAATTACTCAAAGAGATGACAGAAGCACAAAAGAACTATAATTGATAGGAGGAAGTAGAAATGAGGCTTCAAGAAAAACAAGCAAAGTTTGCTGAAAATGTAAGTGCGCTTATAGCATTTATCATAAAGAAGGGTTTCGCTTGTACACTTGGTGATGCTTTTCGATCCAAAGAACAGGCAGAGTTGAATGCAAAAGCTGGTATAGGCATCAAAGATAGTCTGCATTGCCAACGGCTTGCAATTGATCTTAATCTTTTTGATCCGCATGGTAATCTATTAACTCACAACGATGATTATAAGCAGTTCGGTGATTTCTGGAAAACGCTGCATCCTGATAATAGATGGGGTGGCGATTTCAAGAGACAGGACGGAAATCATTTTGAGATGCAAAACTTAGATTAGGACTTCATGACTGCTCCAGAGGTAGAACGCGCGTTCTACCTCTGGGTTATAAGGAAAATTATGGCACTTAGAACGGTTTCAGTAGAAGAATTATTAAATATGGAGTTTAAAATGACTTGGAAGAAAATTTCTGACGAATTACCCAAAGAGTTTGATTCAATAATTCTTTTAACACATTCTACTGAATTTTCTATAATCGATGTTTATGGAACTGTAAGAAAAAACGAAAAAGGATCCTTAGAGCTTAGGGTAGTAGAATTTGATGATGAAGGTGTGCCTAATAATGTTAATTGGGAATTCTCTGCTAATGATAGATGGTTTAAGATTCCATTTACAAGAGAAGAATTAGTAGAACAGGTTAAAATTATTTCATCACAATCATAACTTCCTTGCTTGGATAGTCCAGAGTAGCTCAGCGCAAGAGTCGTCGTGGTGTAATGACGAGGTCGGTGTGGTTAAACTCCCCCCTCTGGGTTTTAGAGCATTCGGCGAGATTAAGGTTGTTCTTAATCTTGACTACTTCCAGAACAAGATAATTTCGAAAATCGTTATCTTGTTCTGGATTTTTCTTGCTTTAAATAACTCTAGAATCATATAATGATGGCAGCGTGAGTGTAGAAGTCGCTCTTCTATGTCGGACGCAAATCGGGACTCGTCCTCCGATGACGCAATGTGGACCTCGTCAGTCTGTAAACATTTGATTGTTTTTGCGTTTTAGGATTAAAGATGCCTATTACAACTACGACAACTTTGCCTGCCCCAGTGCAACAAAGTTTCAGTTATAAATTACTTTCGGTACCAGTTCCGAATATGATCCACAAGATTCCTGCCATGAAAAAGAATATGCCACGCAATGGTGGTACTACTCTTAGAATGCGCAGGTATAATGCGTTGGCCACGGCTATGGTTCCACTTGGAAATACAGGTGTGACGCCTCCGAGCCAGAATTTGACGGCTGTAGACATAGACGCCAAAATCAGTTTCTATGGAACTTATGTACAGATAAATGAGCAAGTTTCTCTGCAAAACCAAGACCCAGTACTTAATGAATGTGCTGCTCGTTTGGGTGTTAGTTTAAGACAAACCGAGGATCAACTTACAAGAGACATGCTTGCTGGTACCGCTGCAATGATAAATTGTGTTAACGGTATAAACGGTAGAATTGTTGCCGTTTTAAAATCTCTTTTAATTGTCTTGGAACCCGTAGTGGCGTTTTAACGCTAACCGGCAACAAGGGGCAAGCAGTTGAAAAACGTGCAGCCTGACAGACTAAATATAGAGACCTCGAAAGAGGATGCGATAGTCGAGCCTCATGGGAAACCATGAGAGGTAGCAGAAATGACTACCCGCTTAAACGTTAATACCTTTAAGGTTGAGTAAATGAATTTTACGAACGATTTCTTCTCGCTGTTTAAGAATTTCGGAATAAGATTTTCGGAATATATCCGTATGTCTTGCTCCGCCATTCGCGAGAGTAATATTTGTAAAGTTAATGAGCTCTTCGCAGACTGGTTTTTTATATCTCAAGAAAGGATGGATATCCTTAAGAATGTTGGACAAGGCTTTGCTAGAAAGTCTCCATGTCAATTGGTTTCTATGATCTGGATTTCGAGTATTTCTATCGATAAAGTGGATTTGGCCCCCAAATCGTTGGAGCAACCACTTGAAGATAGGTGCTTTAGTGTTATTACATTGCAATTGAATCTTATAAAGTGGATTGCTTCTATGTTTAGATTTATATTTCTGAATGCCAAGACAGCATTCTGCATCTATAAATCCAGCGAGATAAGCAAAGTCTTCTTTTGTTGGTTTGATTGTCGCTCTCAACAACTCGAATTCTTCCTTATGATTTTTAGAGACAAGATTATTAAAGTTCTTAATCTTATTCATTTCCTCAGCAGCAGCTTTTTTGTTTTCTTTTTTAGATCGAGCAAAATCTATAAAGAGCTTTGCTTCATCGCTTTTTTCTACCAAGTAAGGAAGAGTATTTTCAGAAAGCAAAAGAGATGCCTTGGGAGATATATTCAAATAATAGACTGGTTTATGGGTTGTTTTTTGAGGAACCTTATATTGAATACTTCCTCTGAATGTAGTGCTAATCCAGTGCAAAACTTCTTGATTAACAGAAGTTATAATAATCTTTGCCTGGTATCTGGTTCTATCTCCAGAGGGTTTTCCAATATAAAAACAGCCATCACCATCTATGTAGCCAGCGATATAAGAAAAGAAGGTATTTTTATCAATGCTATCCATGGGTAAAGTATAGCATTGATCGACGTTTAAGTCAAAGTAATAGTTTACGGACAACCCAACAGAAATCACTCTTCCTGACGTTCAAGAAGTTGTACGATCATTGTTGAACAACAATGCTTACACAATCATGGACAACATTGAAGGGGAAGATAAGTTTGGTACAGCTCCTGTTCGTGATGCATTCTTTGCTCTTTGCTCAACCCAATTGACGGGTAACTTAGAAGCAATGGCTACATTCAAGCACAAGACTGAATATCCAGCACCTATGAACGCTCTTCGTTCAGAATGGGGAACATGTTCTAACCTTCGTTTCTTGATCTCTTCTATTGGTTCATTTAGTGCCAATGCATCTCAACTCGGAGCAAATGTATTTAACATTTTCTGCGTTGGTATGGAAGCATATGCATGTATTGAGCAAGATGGTTACAGCGCAAGCTTTATCTATCGACCACCTATTTATGATGGTCCATTAGCTCTTAATGCATCTGTTGGTTATAAATTTGCTGAAGTTCCACGAATCACCAATGATCTGTGGGTATTAAACCTTCGTGCAACACTTGCTTAAGGAGAAATCATGGACGGAACTATAATTCAACAAGGTTCTTTTGTTTCAGACGGTACAAGACATACGCTGAACTTACGTTCTGGTGTTGATTGGATCGCTGTACAGAACTTTACCGAAGCTGCCGCTACGAACATTAACCACGGCGTTACCTATTTCTGGTCAGTTGAAATGGGGGTCGGTCAAGGGTTAGTATATTATCATCCAGCTGCTGATAATACGTTAGCTATTGATGTTTTAGCAAATCCAGCAGGATTTACACCATTTAGCTTTGATCAAAATCCAGTTGGAGCGCCTATTGCCATTACTTCTATTTCTAACGCAAACCCCCCACGTGTTCTGGTTGCTTCAACAGCAGACTTAACCGATGGCGATGTTGTTCGAGTTATTAATACTGCTGGTGGATTGCAACTGGGTGGTATGGATTTCACGATTGATGTTGCTGATGGTACGCACTTTGATCTGATCAATATGCCTGCTATTGTTGCTGCTGGTGGTCCTGGGACCTATCGTGTCATTGCACACCCTGGATTCTACCGACCTGTAACAAGAACAATTACCAAGATTACACAAGCTGCTCAAGCTGTTGTAACAACAAGTGTTGATCATGATTATTCTGTTGGCGATGCTTGCCGATTCGCGGTACCTGCAGCCTTCGGCATGACTGAGATCAATGGTCTTGTTGGCAATGTCACAGCAGTAACACAACATACATTCACTGTTGATATTGATACAACAGCATTTACAGCATTTGCATTCCCATTAACAGGAGCAGTTCCATTTACTCCTGCTATTGTGGTTCCATTTGGTGAAGATGCAACAGTCGGTGATTTGTTTGATGCTACCGAAAACATTGGAATCTTGGGTATTACCCTTGCAGCTGGTGTATTAAGCCCTGCTGGATCTAACGGCGATGTCATAATCTGGCAAGCTGGTAAATCATTTGCAAATCATCTCTAATTAATTAAATATCTTTGCTAGCGGAGGGGAGTTATATCCTCTCCGTTACATAAGGAAGGAATACTATGGCGATTGTAACGGCTACTGTTACTAAAGATGAAAAGAAGAACAAGATTAATCTGGAATATCTTCGTAAGAAATACTCTGAGCCAGTAAAAGGTAAGTTTATCTTTCACGAAGTACCAGGTGGATCGATGAGTTTTGTTTATAGAGAGTTTAAAGGTCAACCAACGGAACGATATGATCTTGTTGACGGGCAAATATATACGGTACCTCTTGGTGTTGCTCGTCACTTGAACAAGAACTGTTGGTATCCTGTGCATTCATATGCAGTTGATGAAAACGGTAATAAAATACAGAAGATTGGTACCAAAGTACGACGATGCTCCTTCCAAAGTCTTGAGTTTGTAGATATTGAAGATCTGACTCCAGAAGGAAGCAGCGGGCTTATTACTGTAGAAAACGTTATTGGAGAATAATGAATACGCAAGATTCGAAAATCACGATCCGTTTACCTTTATTAATTTTGGTGACTCTTTTTGTGTTAACAGTGAGTTCAGTAGTTTCTTATCGAGTAGGTAAGGGGCAGGCATATAAAGAGATTGTGAAAAGTTGTATCGAGAATAAGGTATCGGCTGGTATTTGTTTTCTTGCTTCTAAAGAATCAGTAGATAACGTAATTAAGATAGTAAATGAAGTGATGGAGGCTGAGATCAATCAGCCTCTGTCTCAAGAAGAAGTGGCAATGTTCTTAGAACAGACAAAAGAATAGGAGAGATAATGCCAGCACCTTCCAGTAACCTTGATGCTATACGTACAAAAGTAAGACGGCTTACCAGAACGCCAACTGAAGCACAAATGACGACGGCACAAGTTGATGAGTATATCAATACCTTTGTAGTCTATGATTTTCCAGAGCATTTAAGATTGTTTAGTCTTCACCGACCTTTTACCTTTTATGCTAACCCCTATCAAGATGTATATCCAACAAGTAAGGATGGAGTATTGGGAGTTGACGATAATCCTTTATATAACTTTCAAAATATCGCTTTAACGGTTAATGAACCAATTTATATTGGTGGTTACCAATCATTTTTTTCTCAGTCACGAGAACAGTTTTTTGGTATCTATCCTAAAGTTAATAATATTGCTTCGATTGGTACTGCCGGAGATGGGCTTACTGTTACTTTTACGGGAAACGTAAATACTAATCTTATTGGAACCAATGGCAATGGCTATGTACTTCTGAAAAATGAGGTACTTTTTAGTTCTGTTGATTCTAATGGAGATGGGCTTGCTCTTATCGATGTACCAGTGATGAACCCAGTTACAGGAAACCCAACCGTTAATGGCAATCTCTATATACCTGGGCAAACACCTGCTAACCCACCATTAGCAATTGATCCTAATAATACGATTAACTATGTAACAGGGCAGTTTACGATTACATTTCCTGCTGCTCCAGCACAAGGCATACCGATCAATAGTCAGACGGTTCCACAAGTCACAACGATACCTCAAGCGCTTTTATATTTCGATAATCAGTTCACCTTGCGTCCAGTTCCAGATCAACCCTATAGAGTTAATATCGAAGTCTATGTTCGTCCAACGTATTTGATGGATATCGGTTCAGTTCCTGAACTAGAAGAATGGTGGCAATATATTGCGTATGGTGCAGCTAAGAAAATATTTGAAGACAGGATGGATTTGGATAGCGTACAATTGATAATGCTAGAGTTTAAGAAGCAAGAAAATCTCTGCCAACGTCGTACGATTGTTCAAAATACTAATGAAAGAACATCGACGATCTATACCGAACAAACTGGCGTCACAAGTGGTGGTTGGGGTTGGGGATCAGGTAGTAACTTATAAGGAGAGAATGCAATGGCCTATTCAAATGCGATTCCACAAGCAAATGACCAAATATCTGTTTCTCAATCAGCTCTTTTGGCTAACTTTCAAGAAATACAGACACTTATTGGTGTAGATCACTCAACGTTTAATACCGTAAACGCGGGACAACATAATAAAGTAACGTTTCCCGTACAAGCAGCTGCTCCTGTAGTACCAGCAGGAACAATTGGAATGTTCTCTTTGGCTTCGATACTTACCGGTCAAAATGAACTCAATGTCACTGATTCAGCAGGATTTACCTTTCCTATTACGGCAAACTCAGTTGATCCTTTTACTGGATGGAGTTATCTTTCCTCAGGTTTAATTATTCGTTGGGGTACTGTTATTGGTAGTGGTGTCGTTACAAAAGTATTTCCTGTCGCCGCTAATCAACCAGTATTTACTGCAGTATTAGCTGTTTTAGTTACTCCCTATGAAGCAACGGTTGGAGATTCTAACTTCGCAGTTAAAGTTATCGATTATACCAATTTGCAGTTTAGAGTTTATATCGGTTCAAGAACCCAGGTTAATATACCTGTTGTTGCAAGAGGACAATACTTAGCTATAGGATACTAATATGCCTCAAGATAAGTTTCTTATTGCTCCAATAAATAGCGGTATCCAACGGGACGTAAAACCCTGGTTGATTTTAGATGATAGTTTCGAAATGCTAGAAAATGCATACGCGTTTCGTGGCCGTCTAAGAAAAAGACCTGGTGCTCGATTAATGGCAGAACAGCCATATCAATCCCGTTTAAGAATATTATTGGGAACGACGAGTGCTGGTGGAGATTTCAATGCAACTGTACCAGGAGATAAGTTTTTAGTAGGTCAGCAGTTTACCATAGGAACGCAGATCTTAACGGTAATTGCTCTTGGTGCTCCCGCTGCTCTTTTAGATACGGGCGGTTCTCTTATCGCTACTTTTAATACAACTACAGGAGTCTTTGATGTCGTTGATAGCCCCAACGTTAATACTAGCGTTTATTATTACCCTGCTCAGCCAGTAATGGGTCTAGACCCATATGAAAATGAAGTAGCTATCAATAGTGAACCATTTTATGCATTTGATACCCAATTTGCTTATAAGTTTTTTGCTACTGGATGGGAACGTTCAGGAACTTTATTGAATCCAATCTGGCATGGCGATGATCTTGATTTCTTTTGGACTTCAAGCTGGCAAGGAGCTACGCCTAATCTTACCGCTTTCTTTGTGACCAATTTCCAGGTAACTAATCCTAATGGGGTAGGAACGGCAACTGATGATCCTTTATGGTATACACAAGATGGATCAACATGGGCTGGATTCTTTCCTTACTTTAATCCTGCGGGTGCAGCCCCTCAAAATGGCCCATTTGTTCTTACATCAAGATTAATTATTGCTTTTAAAGATCGATTGCTTCTTCTTAATACCATAGAAAATGATGGTACTGTGGCATTTGGAGTAAATACTCATTATCCTAATCGTTGTCGTTTCTGTTTCAACGGTAGCCCTTTTGCCGTTAATGCTTGGTATGAACCAAACGTAACAGATAACGCTGGTGGAAGATTTGCGGGTGGTGGTTGGATAGACGCTACTACTGATGAAGAGATTATCTCTGCTGAGTTTATAAAAGATCGCCTTATAGTTTATTTTGAACGTAGTACTTGGGAACTTGTATATACGCATAACCAAGTACAACCATTTCTCTGGCAGAAGCTTAATACTGAACTTGGTGTTGAATCTACATTCTCGGTTGTTCCTTTTGATAAAGCAGTTCTTGGAATGGGCAACGTTGGTGTGCATGCCTGTAATGGTTCCAATGTAGAACGTATTGATTTCAAGATTCCTGATCAAGTATTTGATATCAGTAATGCTAACTTTGGCATCAAGAGAACATGTGGCGCTCGTGATTACTTTACTGAACTTGTATATTGGTCCTTTAGATCGGTCGGCAATACCTTTATTTATCCTAATCAGATCTTGGCCTTTAACTATCGCAATAGTACATGGGCTTTGTTTGATGATTGTATTACGACATTTGGTGCTTTTAACCAACAGCCTTCTTCTACTTGGTCTAACATGAATCTTACTTGGGGACAGGCGAATATGACTTGGGGAAGTGGATCTATTGCTTCGCTTTTTAGTCAGGTAGTAGCAGGTAACCAAGAAGGATATACCTTTATTGTTGATTCAAATGTCTCTCGAAATGCTCCTGTTTTACAGATAACTAATATGGCAGATGATGTCATAAGTTTTAATCTACAAATCATGAATCATACGCTTGCTGAAGGAGAATATATTGCTATTGAGGGCGCTCAAGGCGTAGAAGCATATGTTAATGACCAAGGATATAATGTTGCACAAGTTATCGATGCTAACCATGTCTTAGTAACAAGGCCTGATATAGGAGGACATACGGCAGCTGGTTATACCGGTGGTGGTCAAGTTACCCGTCTTTCAGCAATCAATATACTTTCAAAGCAATACAACCCTTATATAGATACAGGACATAACTTTTCTATCAATAAGATTGATTTTGCTGTGATGAAGACAAGTCATGGAGAAATAGAGGTAGATTATACCACTTCTTCTTCATACTATTCAACAGTTGCCAATGATCTTTCTCCTTCATCATTCCCTGGTACTAATACTTTAGAGACTACCGCTTATCCTTTATATCCTTTTGAGCAGTTACAAACTCGTCTCTGGCATACGGTATATTTTGATACTCAAGGTGAATGTATACAGCTCAAAATTTTTTTGGCTCCGGATCAGTTATTTGATCTAGATATTGCTTGGGAAGATTTTCAGCTTGAAGGAATGATGCTATATGTACAACCAACAGGAAGGGTAGAGTAATGGCTTTGGATCTTACTGGTACGTTTCTACCCACAACGCAAGTTTGGGACATTATTGGAGATGAAGATCTTAGTAATTCTCAGATTAAAGAGTTGATTGTTCGTCTGTATCAGAATCTAAATACGATGGCTCTTGCTACCAATAATAAGGATACGGGAGTCTATGATACGGTTGATTTTGTAACAGGTAGTACGTTCTTCCCAAATCCAGCAGGTAGCACGCAGATTAATAGACAAGTGATACGTAAAGTTGTTAATTTTGGTGCATTACCTAATACCGGAACTAAAACTGTAGCTCATAATATTACCGTAACAGCTGGCGTTACATTTACCCGTATTTATGGGTGCGCTTCAGATACAACTGGGTTTAATTATATACCGTTGCCTTTTGCTAGTACCGTACTAGCTAATTCGGTACAATTGTCAGTGAACAATACGAACGTTGTGATTACCACGGGTAGTAATAGATCTAACTTTGGAACAACGTATGTAGTTTTAGAGTATTTATTACAGTAGGGAGATAGTTCAATGGATCCAATATCAATAGCGTTGCTTCTTTCGGGGCTTGGGGCAGGGATCGGTGGAATAGCAAGCGGAATTAGTGCTTCTAAAAGTAAAGGCGGGGGTAATTTCTTCACCGGAACTCCAGGCCATTCAGAGCAATTCCAACAACTGACTCCAGAACAACAAAAGCTTCAAGGTGCAACGATTCAACAAGCGCTTGCCGCTTTACAGAATATAAATAAACCAGGAGCTAATACCCAAGGATTTCAACCTATTGAGAACTATGCTCGAAAACAGTTCTATAGTGATACAATTCCTTCTTTAGCCGAACGATTTACGGCTATGGGTGGCGGACAACGATCAAGTGCATTCCAAGGAGCCTTAGGGCAAGCAGGTGCTGGTTTAGAGTCGCAACTTGGTGCTATGCGATCACAATATGGACAACAACAACAAGGATTAGATACATCTCGTATTGCTGCTTTATTAAGTGGTGGTATGGGCAAGAGTTTTGAGAATGCTTATTTTCCTCGTCAAGAAGGATTTCTTGGAAGTTTGGGTCAATCAGTTGCTTCAACGATTCCATCTTATTTGAGCCAATATGCTCAACAAGATCAGAATCAAAAGCTGACAGATATTTTGTCCAAGTTATCTAATCGATAGGAGCTATCATGCAAGTTATAAATGAAACGAACCCGGGTGGAGCTCTTGGAGCAGCCTTTGGACAGGGTCTTGCTGCATTAGCTCAAAGTAAGATGCAACAAATGCAGGGTAAGCAGTCTCAGGATAAAACATTTCAAGCATTGAAAGCACTTGGTGCTCCTGATGAAGAAGCTTCTGCTATGGCTATGATGCCAGAGAAGTTGCAAGAAAAGATTTTTCCTAATTATATTACCGCTTTGGCACGTCAACGATCTGAACAGCCTCAAGAGCAGCAAATGCAGCAACCTCAAAATGGTCTTGCCGCGCTTCAAGGCCAAGCGCAAGCTGCTCCAATGCAAGAAATATCTCCAATGGAGCCTAAGGCTGGTTTGGCAAATATTCCCACAGCTCAACAGAATGCTCAACAGTTTACTAAGCAAATTGGTGTTGGAAAGGGAGCGGAAGTTTTAAATCAAGTTATGCAACAGGCTCAACAACCTCAAGTTCAACCCCAACAAGAAACTCCTATTCAGCAAGCAACTCAACAGATAGAAAAGACAGTAACTCCAAAGGTAAAGAAAGTATCAGCTTTGGCGGCGACGACACCTAAAGAAAAATTAGAATTATTTAAGTATTCTAAAGCAGAACGCAAAGAAATCCTTGAAGGAGAAAAGGCCGCAAACGATAGTATTAGAACTTTGGATAGGATGGAAGAACTTAATAAAGGCGGGAAACTTATTAACCCAATTCTTTATAAAGGTTTAACTAAGTTAGGTCTTGATATTCAAGGTTTGATGAATGCGGATACGCAAGAATTCGAGAAGTTGACTACTGAATTTCTTAAAGGAATGAAGTCGATATTTGGTGCTCGCGTAAGCAATGTTGAAATGCAGCAATTTGTTAAAGGTATTCCAAGTTTGATACAAACTCCTTCTGGTCGTGAAGCGGTCATACGTAATATGAGAACTGTTGCTCAAGGTGCAAAGATTAAAGCTAATGCCATGCGTGATATTATGAAAGAAAACGGTGGCACTCCTCCATTGGATCTTGAAGAAAGAATATCCGAACGTATTGATCCTCAAATGAACGAACTCTCAGATAATTTCAGACAAGGAATAGAAGCGCCAAAGGCCGGAGATCGACTTACTTCCTTGCCTCCTGCAGCATCTTTTGCAACTGGATCAATCATTACCAATAAGAAAACTGGTCAAAGAATGAAATCTGATGGTTCGAAATGGGTAAAGGTATAATATGGATGGAGATTTTGAAATCACAAGTATACCAACCGGTAAAGAACAAGAAGAATCTTATTTTGGAAAAGCAGTAAGAAATGTTGCTCGTGGAACTGCTCGTGCGGTAGAAACTGTTGTTGGTTTACCGGGCGATATAGAACAAGGAGCTTTGTCGCTTACTAATCTTGCTCGTAAAGCCATTGGTAATGAACCATTAAAGCAACAAGAATCATTATTTCCTACTTCAGAACGTGTGAGGCAAGGATTAACTAAACGAGTTGAGAAAGCATTTCTTCCAGAGGGATATCTTGAACCACGTGGATCTGTTGAGGAATTTGCTGATACTGCACTTTCTGATTTAGTGAGTCTTGCCATACCGATGAAGGGTAAATTGCCGTTAGCAGCTACCTTGAAGAAAGCTGGAGTTATCTCAGGTGCAGGTAATTTAGCTGCTCTGGCTGCTCAGGGATTGGGGGCTGGAGAAGGAACTCAATCTGGAGTTAAGCTTGGTACGATGCTTGTTGCCTCTATGGGTGGTCAAAAGCAATTAGTACAACACATGAATAAGTTGTATCAGACCGCTGAAGAATCTATTCCTAAAAATGCATCTATATCAAGTTCAAAGCTTCAACCAGAGCTCAAGAAGCTTTCTTCTATTTTAGATAAAGGGGAGATGACAGAATCTAAGCAGTTCTTAAGAGATCGTCTTGTATCTATAGAGGATAAAATTAATAAAGGAACCCAAACTATTCCTCTTGCTGAAACATGGGAACTTAAAAAGAACGTTAATGAATGGCTTGGAGATCCAAAACTTTCTAAGCAATCAGAACGCTATGCAATGCAGTTAAATCATCATCTTAATGAGACTTTACAGGAAGCAGCTACGAAGCATCCTGAATTCGTTAAGAATTTAAGAGAGGCTGATTCTATTTACAAAGGTCTTCATCAACAGACTAAGATTGCTAATTTCTTACAAAAGCATGTGAACGCAGATAAGTTGTTATCACCTCTTACGGGAGTTGCATTCTATTTAAATCCAATTGGTGCTTTAAAGGGCGGAATAGCTGCTCATGGGCTAAAGAGCGTTTGGCTTCCCGCAGAAGCTTTTGCCAGAAGCCCAGAAATTAGGAAATTTTATGCTAAGGCCTTGGGTGCTGCCGCAAAAGGTAATTCTGCATTAGCAACTCGCTATGTTAAAAAATTTGATGAAGCAGCATCTGAATTATACCCAGAACAAAGCGGAGAATGGGAAGTTAGCTCTCTGGGTTAAGCCATGGCTCTAGAAATACTTGCCATAGAAAGAGCGCTATAGCCACTATGGGTATAAGTGGATGTATCAGAGTCCCGCATGCCAAGAAAAGAATAAGGCTAACAATGAATCCAATCATGATACTTATCTCCATCCTCTATAGGCATCATCGTCAAAATTCATAGCTTTTATGTTAGTGTTATCTACAAAATAATAAAGTCCTGCTGAGATAGCTATTGATAAGCCTAATAAGGCTAAAAATAATTTCATGAGTTCTCCTTGGTTAATATAGTCCCAAACAAAGATGCTATTCCTACTAATGTATACAATGGGTTATTATCAACGATCCCCAATCCCAGGAAGATTATTGTCAGTATCACAAAGGTTTTCATATGGTTCATTTCTTTTTTTCTCTTCCAGTACCTTCTCAACCAAGTACCGAACCACAAGCTTTGTTAGCGTACAATGATGATTAAGCGCTATCAATTTCAATTCTTCGTGAAAAGCTATTGGAATATCAATCGTTAATCGTTTTCTTCCTGGTCTTGGCATCGTGTCTCCTAAGGTTTCCTCTCTAATCGTACGTACGTACGTACAAAAGTCAAGCTTTACTTGTATCGATTTACTATTTCTGATCTACTTACCCTTGAATAAGTTTTAACCCCAATCTTTCTTTCAAGGAGAAATAATGGCAACGGCTCAACGACAAAATCTTGCATATGGGATTGATAATCCTCTACAAACATTGGCTACATTGCCAATACAAAGCAAACGAGCTCCTACTAATCATGATAGGGCTCAAATAGGTCAAGTTTGGGTAGATAAAGTAACCAATACTGTTTATATGTGTACGTCTATTGTGGCAAGTCTAACCCAATGGACCAATCTTGTTGGAGCAGGAACAGGTATCTTTGCAGCGGTCGAAGCAACTGCCGGAGATATTACTGCAGATGTTGGCGATATCATAGCCACGTTAGGGCAAGTAGTAGCCAATGGAAATATCACTTCAACAACGGGTAACGTTGTGGCTGCTGTAGGAAACATTTCTGCAACAACTGGTGATGTTGAAGCTGTTCTTGGTAATGTACTTGCCGGTGGTTCTATTGCAGCAGCTACAGGAATAGCAACCAATGCAGGAGGCATTACTGCTACTGCCGGAGATATAACAGCAACTGCGGGCAATATTGTTGCTGTTGCTGGGGATATATCAGCTACTGTTGGTAACATTACTGCTGGTGGAACGATCTCTGCTGGAACAGGTATCAATACTACTGCTGGTGGATTTACTGCAACTGCGGGAAATATCACTGCTACGAACGGTAACCTTGTGGCTACTGCAGGTTCAGTTTCTGCTGGTACAACAGTAACTGCCGGAACGGGTATTACGTCTACAACGGGTAATATCACAGCTACCGTAGGAAATCTTATAGCTTCTGCTGGGGATATAACTGCAACTCTTGGAGATATATCGGCTGCTGCTGGATTAATTTCCGCTGCAACGACAATAACCGCTGGAACCGATATTACCGCTACTGCTGGTGACATTATTGCTACTGCAGGTGATGTAGTCATTACCGCAGCTACTAAAGGCGTTACTCTTCCTGGATTAGTACGTGTTATTACTGGCGCTGGAGCCCCTGGAATGAACGCTCCTGTTGGATCTTTGTATTTAAATACCGCTGCGGTTGCCCAGAATACACGCGTATATGTAGCAGTTGATGCAGTCGGTACGTGGACAGCTCTTAATACTGTTGCTTAATTAAAGGAGATATGATGGCAACTTCACAACGACTTAATTCTGCTTATGGAATAGATAATCCATTACAGTCACTTGCAACGTTACCTATCCAATCAAAACGGGCACCTACGCAGCGTGATAAAGCGCAGATTGGACAGATGTGGGTAGATAAACTTACCAATACTGTATATGTCTGTACTTCTATTGTTTCTAACATTACGCAATGGACCAATCTTGTCGGTAGTGGTACCGGAATATTCCCTGCTCTTCAGATCACTACGTTAAGCGATACAATGCTTATTGCTGATAATCTTGGCAATATCATAAGTCCCGGTGCAGCAACTAATGGCCAAGTACTTATTGGTTCTACGGGATTAGCGCCGGTGCTTTCAACATTGACTGCAGGAGCCGGTGTAACTATTACTAATGGCGCCGGTACAATCACTATTGCTGCTCCTGGTGTCAGTGTATTCTGGCAAGTTATTGCAGTAGATCAAGCAGCGGTTGCTGATAATGGATATATCTGTAATAAAGCGGGTTTATTAACATTAACTCTTCCCGCGATAGCTTCTGTTGGAGATACGATTTCAGTAACAGGTAAGAATATACCGGTAGGCTGGAGAGTCGCTCAAAATGCTGGACAAACAATACATCTTGGCGCCGCAGCAACAACAACGGGCGCTGCTGGTTATATCGAGTCAACGCAACTCTATGATGTAGCCGAACTTGTTTGCGTAACAGCAAATACTGATTGGATGGTTTCATATTCAGTTGGCAGCATTACCGTAGCTTAAGGAGAGAACATGGCAACATATAATTCAATAAATAGTAATGTCCAAGGTAATAATACATTTCTTGGTTCAGGATCAGGCAATATCACTTTAACAGGTGACTTTAACATCGGTCTCGGAAGCGAAACTTTGAATAGCCTTACGACTGGTTTGGAAAACGTCGGAATCGGTTACAATGCTTTGACTGCAGTAACCACAGGTGCAAATAACGTTACTCTCGGAAATGTGACTGGGACATTGATTACGACAGGTTCTCAGAATACAATTGTTGGGTCTGGATCTGGAGCTTTTCTTGTTTCAGGTAACAACAATATTTTGCTTGGTTACCTAAACGGTTCAAATTACACAACAAATGAATCAGACAATATCATCATAGCTACGGGGTTCTCTGGAACAGGAGCTGAATCTCATAAGATTTATATTGGTGTTGATGGCGGTGGCGCAAATCAGCAAGATGCTTGTTTTACAGCTGGTGCATTAACTTCGGCTCGTGGAATAACGGCAACAACAGGTAATATTTCTTCTTCTGCTGGTCAAGTAAACGCCTTTACCACTATGACTGCTGGTACAGGAATTACTTCAACAACGGGTAACATTGTAGCTACAGCAGGACAAGTTAATGCAGGAACAACAATAACCGCCGGCACCGGCATTACTGCAACAACTGGCAATATCGTTGCCACTGCAGGACAGATTAATGCTGGAACTACGATGACTGCTGGAACTGGTATTGCTGCTACGACTGGTAATATAACTGCAACAGCTGGCGCTGTTAGTGCTGCTACAACAATAACTGGTGGGACCGGGGTCACTGCAACTACGGGTGCTATTACTGCTACTGCAGGTAATGTAGTAATTACTGCTGGTAATCTGAATTTACCTAATACCAATGCTGCTGGAACGAATGGTGAAATTACCTTTGGTGGTAACCGATGGATAAGTGATTTTGGTACTCGAAATACTTTTGTTGGAGAAATTTCTGGCAACACTTCCACAAGTGGAGCTGGAAGTAATACTGCAATCGGTTATTTTTCTGGTAATGCTCTCGATACAGGGTCCGGAAATACATGCTTGGGTCAGAGTTCAGGAAAGTTTATTACAACAGGATCTGGAAATGTAGCAATTGGAGGTAATGCTTTAAGTACGCAATCAGGATCTAGTAATATTGCATTGGGAAATAATGCAGGGTCTGGGCTTACTGGAAACACGAATTCCAATATTTGTATTTCTAATATAGGTTCTGTAGGTGTTTCTAATACTATATGGCTTGGTACTACTGGTTCTGGTTCAGGACAACAAAACAAATGCTTTATTGCAGGTACAACTGGAATTACTCCTGATGTTGCTGGTGCTAAATTAATGATTATGGATACAGCTGGGCAAGTTGGTACTCTCGGTGCAGCAACTAATGGACAGATTGCTATTGGATCAACAGGAGCAAATCCAGTTCTTGCGACAATTACTGCTGGTTCTGGTATTGCAGTCACAAATGGAGCCGGTTCTATTAGCGTAGCAACTTCAGCTTCTTCTTGTTCTTTTTCAGCGTATCTTGCTGCAGACGATCCAAACGTTACTGGTAATGGTACAGATTATCAATTAGGAACTAATACAGCGTTTACTGAGATATTTGATACTGGTACTAACTTTAATACCAATGGCACATTTACTGCTCCTACTACTGGAGTATATTCTTTAAATGCTCAAGTAGCTTGTACTGGCGCTACTATTGCTGCAACATTTGAGTTAACAATTGTTACTACAAATAGAACCTATATAACCAAGTTTATGAGACTAGCTTCTGCTGACGATTATACAATTGGAACAACAGTATTAGCTGATATGGATGCTACGGAAACTGCGGTAGTTAAAATAAAAGTATCCGGAGAAGCCGGTGATACTATTGATTTATCAAGCGCAAATACTGCATGCAGATTTAGCGGTTATCGTTTGTATTAATATTATCTTGAGAGAGTAGTTGAAAAATACTACTCTCTAACTTGAGTATCCTGCACTCATATTTTTATTGAAAAGGAATAACTATGAATCAAAGAATGATGGTACAACTCGAATTGATTAAGAATGAACGCACCTATACATTTTGTATCCCTTACGGATCGGCATTAGAAGATGCTGCCGAAGTAGCAAGTCAAATGAGCGCAGCGATTAATATCGCCATTGAAGAAAGAAAGAAGGCAGAAGCAGCAAAGCAAACTGATGAAGTAAAACCAGAGCAAGCTAACTAAAAGGAAACATATGAGTGCAGGAAATTCGATTAAAGCAATACCGATGATAACAGTTGATACTTCTACATTGAATGATGTTACTTATACTGAAGTTACTTCTGGTGGATTATCTGAAGCATTAGGAATTTTGCGTTTTTATAACGCAAATAGTCGCGATATTATTTTAAGTTATGATGGAATAACTGCACACGACATAATTGCCGGTACTTCCATTTATCCCATAACTACACAACTTATGGCCACTCCCGCAAACTTTGTAGCTGCATTTAAAAAGGGAACACAAATTTACCTTAAATTAACGAGTGCTCCCGGATTCGGCAATCTGTATATCGTTGGTTATTATCAAAATTAAAGGAGCGGTATGTCAATTGCAAGTATAAGAATGGCATCAGAACCACTGCGAGAGCTTGGTTTTGCGGCAATTTCGCCAGTATATATGGGAATCGGTACCGGGTTAGATCACCCATCGCGTGTTCTTCTTTTTCAGAACCTTACCGACAAGCTTATCTATTTTTCAGATGACGGTATTAATGATAAGTTTTCTCTTCCTTCTTTAGGCTATTTCGTTCTTGACGAGAGTGCTAATAGAACTGGACCAACAGAAGCTATTTTCTATCCAATAGGTCAGAGATTCTACGCTCGTTGTCTTGTTGCTCCTGGTGTTCCTACCGCAGGAGTTGTTCAGGTTTCAACTTGGTATGGAACTAACTTCTAGGAGATCGATATGAGCCAAATTAACAAATATCCTAATCTTAATCAGCCTATTGAAAGCCTTGTTGGAAACGATGGCATTGTAGTACCACCAATATTTGATGGAGTTCGTTGGGATGTTTTTGTCATTGGTGCTGGCCACGTATTTACAACAGGAAACATTGCATTGGGAACGCTTACTATCAATATTGATGGTGGCATAGCTGACCTGTATCCAACGGATAATGGGGTTGCAAATCCAATCGGTGGCGTGCTTAATATCTTTGGTGGTTCCAATATTAATACTGAAGCCCCGGCTATTCCAGGCAACAGTGTCATTGTTAATCTCGACAATAATGTTCATATAACAGGAACGTTTATAGCTGATGGCGACATTACATCAACTGCAGGTGATATATCGGCTACGTTAGGATTTTTGAATGCAGGTACTACGGTTACCGCTGGAACTGGTATAACGTCAACTACGGGCAATATTACAGCAAGTGCTGGCAATGTAGTTATTACAGCAGGGAATCTGAATCTTCCCGATACTAATAATACTGGCACCCAAGGAGAAATTACTTTCGGTGGTAATCGCTGGGTTAGTAATTTTGGTGCAGATAACACTTTTGTTGGAGAAGACTCTGGCAATACTGCCGTAACAGGAGCTGGCAATTCTGGGTTTGGTTCTCATAGTGCGAATGCGTTAACTTCAGGTGCAGATAACACTCTGATTGGAGATGGATCTGGATTAACTATAAATACTGGTGCTGGCAATACGGCTATTGGGTCAAATTCATTGAGTTCGCTGATAGACGGTGGTGGCAACACTTGCCTCGGCCAATCAGCTGGGAGTGCTCTTACAGGAACCGAGGATAACAATCTTTGCCTAGATAACGATGGTGTTACTGGTGTCAGCGATAAAATCTACATTGGTGACAATACTGTCCATGATGCTTGTTTTATAGCTGGTGAAGTAACTGGATTACGAGGTATTACTGCTACAACATTTTTAACTGCTACGTTAGGAAATATTACGGCGACTGCTGGCAATGTAGTTATAACAGCTGGCAATCTTACTTTGCCTAATACGAATGCTGCAGGTACTGAAGGAGAGATTACCTTTGGTGGTAATCGTTGGATTAGTAACTTTGGCTTTGGCAATACGTTTGTTGGTCTTGATGCAGGTAATACGATAACGGCTGGGGCAGGAATTAATGTTGGCGTTGGGTCAGGAGCTCTTTTAGCTATAACGACAGGAACACAAGACGTAGGTCTAGGAGCCGGTGCTCTTCAAGTTCTGAATACAGGAAACTTTAATCTGGCGATCGGGACCGCTTCTCTTTCTCTTTTATTAACTGGTAGCAACAATACGGCTATTGGAAATGCAGCCGGATCTGTATATAACGGTGCAGAGTCTTCAAATGTCATTATTGGTCATGTTGGCGTATTGGCTGACAACAACACCATTCGTCTTGGAACTAATGGAGCTGGCCCTGGTCAACAAGACCGTTGTTTTGTTGCAGGTATTCGTGGCGTTGCTCCGGCAGTTACTGATTCTGGCGTAATGCTTATAGATTCTGATCATCAACTTGGTTCTTTGGGAGCTATGACTGATGGACAATTAGTTATAGGTTCTACAGGGCTTAATCCAGTTCTTGGAGATATTACTCCTGGCGTTGGCGTTAGTGTTGTTGATGGTCCGGGAACTATTACTATCGGTGTAGAAGGAGGTGGTATTGATTGGACTGTTGAAGCAGTTGACCTTGCTGGTGTTGTTAATCATGGATATCTGGCTAACAAAGTTGGAAGACTCGATGTTTCTCTTCCAGCTGTTTCTATTGTCGGTGACATCATACGCATCGTTAACGTCGGCGCTACTGCGGTTGGTTGGAGGATTACTCAAGGTGCAAACCAAAGAATATGGATGGGAAACAGCCCCTCAACGATTGGTGCTGGTGGTTACATAGAAGCAACCGATATTGGTGACGCTGTGGAATTGGTTTGTTATTCAGATGATTTATTTTGGATAGCCACTTCAGCACCTCAAGGTAATATAACAGTTGTTTAGGAGATAGTATGGCGACAAATAATGGATGGAACAATAATATTGCTAATGCAAATTCAGCAATAACGCTTAATTCTGGAGTTAATGCTGTAAGCGTATCAACTGACGCATCAGCTACGACTGTTAATATTGGTACCGGTGCAGCAGCGAAAACAGTAACAGTAGGTTCAACAAACGGAGCAAGCGCTTCAACTTTACAATCAGGAACTGGCGCACTCAATGTAACCGCAACCAATGGTGCACTTACCGTCAATTCAGGAACAGGAGTATTAGGTATAAGCACCGACGCTTCTGCAACAACCGTTAACATAGCAACGGGTGCTGCAGCAAAATTAGCAACACTCGGCTCAACCAACGGCGCTTCTTCCCTTGCGCTTAAGTATGGTACTGCTGATTTTAGTCTGGCAAGCGCTACGGGGAATGTCATGGTCGCTCAGGATACAGGAGAAATAACGAAACCTCTTCAGCCAGCATTTTTAGCATCGTTAACTAATATTACAAATAACGTTACTGGAAACGGTACGTTCTACTCTGTGATTTACGATAATGAAATTTTCGATCAAGGTAATAATTTTGATTTAGGAACAAGCATTTTTACTGCTCCAATCGCAGGACGTTATTGTTTAAATGCAACAGTATATTTCTCTGGGCTCGTAGCAGGTATGACTGATGCTAGACTTTCAATCGTTTGTTCTAATAGAACTATACACATATCACGGGTAAATCCAGTTGCAGTATCTGTCGCAACACTTTTTGCTTGTGGTAATAGTTCGATTGTTGATATGGATGCTGGAGATACTGCACAAGTAAGAGTATTTGTTGGTGGTGGTGCATTGGTAGTTGATATGTTTGGTGATCCAGGTCTGGCAAATTCATTCGGTGGTTATTTAGCTTGTTAAAGGAGATAGTATGAAAATTTCTGTTAATGATATTGAACTGTTTACGCTTACTCAAACGCAAAAAGATGTTATTGCAAATGATATTCCATTGTCATTACTTGAAGAAGACTTAAAACGACGTTTGCAATGGTCACTTATGACCAAATACGAAGCTTCTTATCAACGCTTATTTGACGAGTGGCTTCCTAAGCTTATTGCTCGTGGTGTCCAATCTATACCTACAGATAAAGATGCGTTTGCCCAACTTGTCTTTAGCCAACCCGATTATCTTGACCGTGAAGATCGAGACGCTCAGCAAGGGGTATAGCTATGGCAAATAATATAGCATATGGCTCCTCGCAACCGCTCATCAATGTGTTCCCAGAGCCCATAAAATCACGACGCGCTCCTACTGTTAATGATAAAGATCAGATAGGTCGTTTATGGATCGACGAAGTAAGTAATCAAACGTATACTCTTACATCAATCACCAATAATCAAGCCAATTGGACTACCAATACTACATCAGGTACAGGAACATTTGCTGCGGTTGTAGCAACTGCTGGCAATGTCACGGTTAATGTAGGCAATGTTGTGGTCACTCTTGGCAATGTAACAGCTGGTGGCAGCATGTCTTCAACGGGGTCATATACTTCTGTTTCTGGAGATATAGCTGCATTGGCAGGAGATGTACGTGCTGAGAATAATCTTATTGCTACTTCTGGGAATATTACTGCTGACGCAGGTAGTATTACGGCAACACTTGGCAGCGTTACCGCAGGCACGTCAGTCAACGCAGGAACAACGATAACAGCTGCTGGCGATATTACGTCTACCAATGGCAGTATCATTACGACTGTGGGCAATTTCGACTGCGGTAATACGATTACAGCTATTAGTAATATTACTTCTACGACCGGTAACATCGCTGCAACTACAGGAGCTATTACTGCGGGTACTTCTGTAACTGCCGGCAATGGTATGACCGTATCTACAGGAGATCTTACGATTTCTACAGGCAATCTCATTATGCCTGTAGGCAATGCTACGCTTACTGCAGGTATATTTACGGCTAATATGATTAATAGTGATACGATGGTTTTCTCGCCAGGTTTCACTGCTATTAATACTGGTGGTTTTTTTAATATCGGACAAGATGACGGGGGCTATTTTATGCGCGGATATGATTTCGCTCATTGTGGTAGCAGTATCTTTGCCAATAATAATTATTTCGGTTTTGCTGCAGGTAATCACCTTACAACCACTGCTGGTGGAAATACTGCTTGTGGTGGTTTTTCCATGGAGTTCATTGCTAATGGTGCTTCAGAAAACAGTTCGTTAGGATACCAAGCATTGACTGCGTTAACGACTGGTCGTAGAAACACAGGTATTGGAGCTGAATCTATGGCTTCAATTACAACGGCTATTCGCAATAGTTCTCTTGGAGCCCTCTCTTTGGCTAACCTTATTTCAGGCAGTTATAATTTAGCGCTTGGATTTGGAGCAGGCATCAATTATGAAACAGCTGAGTCTTCAAATATCTGTATTGGTAATGAAGGAGTTCTAGGAGAGAATAATACAATTAGAATCGGAACCGATGGCGCCGCTCCTAACCAGCAGAATAAATGTTATATAGCTGGTGATGTCTATGCTGCTCGTTCGCTTAATTCAACAAACGGGACATTTGCTAACTCAGTTACGGTTGGTACAGCCAATATTTTGAGTGGGGCAGGAGATCCTAATGGAGTGTTTACGGCTACTAAAGGTTCGCTTTACTTAAACCTTACTGGTTCTGGAGCTGCCGACCGAGCATGGATTAATACCAATAGCGGAACAGCATGGACCAATCTTGTTACCGCTGCTTAAGGAGATACAATGGCAATTAAACAAAGCACACATGGGTTTGATAGTTTAGCCTATCTCGGCTCTCCTTTTACTCCTGCTGCGGTGTATATTCAGGAACGTAATCCTACGCCTAAAGATAATCAGGGCATTCCTTTAGGAACTATCTGGATCAATCTTTTAACAAGAGGCGTATTCATATTAGTAGAGAAACTCTATGATCAGACCATTAAAAAAACGCAGGGAACATGGATTGATCTTGTTGGTATAAATTCTGTAGTAACCGATGCTGGATCCGCAGTTCCTATAAATGGAATTCTTAACATACTTGGTGGTCTTAATATCAATACTTCAGGAGCTGGCAATACCGTTACTATTCATTTAGATGATACTGTGCATATAACGGGTTCTATGACGGCAGATTTAGGATTTACTGCTACAATAGGTGATGTCACTATTCTTGCTGGTAATCTTAATCTTCCTGATACCAATCAGCTAGAATCCGAAGGCGAAATTACCTTTGGTACCAATAGATTTATCAGTAACTATGGAGACAATCTATTTGTAGGTCGTAACTCTGGCAATACAACGCTAACTCCAGTTACTGCTGACAACAACATTGGTATTGGGAAGCTAGCCCTGAATTCTCTAACGGTTGGTTTTGACAATGTCATGCTTGGAGATCAGGCGGGTCAGCTCATAGATTCAGGAGAAGATAACACAGGATTTGGGCTAAAAACCCTGTTTATCTTAAGTTCAGGTAATCGCAACACGGCGCTTGGAAGTCAGGCGGCATCACAGATAGATACAGGTTCAGATAATATTGCGATTGGTTATATAGCGGGTCAGAATTGGACTACCAATGATAGTAACAATATATCTATTGGTAATACAGGAGTAGGTGGTGACAACGGTATCATAAGACTTGGCGATGATGCAATACATGTAGATACATTCATTGCCGGTTCCGCTAATGTTGCTCGCGATCTTAAGCTTCCTGCTACTAATGGCGATGGAACTGAAGGATATATCTATATTGGTGGTTCTCGATTTTTTAGTGGATATGGGATTCAAAATGTTTTCGTTGGAGAAGCTTCAGGTAGCTTCTTGCCTCTTATTGACCTTGCTCAAGGCAACGTCGGTGTTGGAGCTTTGACTTTATCTGCCATTGTAAATGGTTCTGGAAATGTTGCAGTTGGAGTTACTTCTGGTGCATCTATTAGTGATGCTATAGACAACGTCTGTGTTGGCCATAATTCTGGTACTGCTATGACCACAGCAATAGATAATACGTTTGTTGGTCATAATTCGGGCGTATCGCTTGTTACGGGTAACCTTAACACGTTGATAGGGTCATACGCGGGCACTGTCTTAAATGGCAACGTTGGAGCTATTGGTAACACCGCTTTAGGATCTAGCGCTCTTCCTAATCTTGTTTCTGGATCAGCTAATTTGGCCTTGGGTGGCTTTGCTGGACAAGCATTTACTACAAATGAATCAAGTAATGTAGTTATACAAAGCAATGGTGTTGTTGGAAGGTCACATGAGATACGTATTGGTACTACGGGTGGCGGCGATGGTCAACAAAACAAGTGTTGGATTGCTGCTATTCGTGGTGTTACTACTGACGTTGCAGATGCGATACCTGTACTTATTGATTCAACTGGTCAGTTAGGAACAGTATCTTCTTCAGAACGTTATAAAGATGACATCGAAGATATGGGCCCTGAAAGTGATATGATCATGGCTCTGAGGCCGGTCACGTTTACTTATAAATCAGACTCTACCAAGCGTATGCAATATGGTTTGATTGCAGAAGAAGTAGCTGACCTATTTCCTAAACTTGTTGTTTATGATGAAGACGGTTTGCCGGATACAGTTCGTTACCACGAATTGCCCATACTGTTGCTGAATGAACTTCAGAAATATGCTATGGTTATAGAGAATCTGAAAGAACGAATTGCAGTATTGGAGCGATCCATTCAATAGGACTCCTTGTTGATGCTTTGAACGTGCATCGATAAACGGACCAGGGTGTAGATAGACGGGACTCTTCTACACCCTATCCTTTTAGAGGCCTAATTCTATATGTGTGAGCAAGAATTCAAGATGTAAGACCATTTCTACTTTATCTTCATATCGCGAAGCTACCAGATCAAGCAGGATGTTGGATGCAGTTTTATTGCATTTGGTACCAATGCCATAGCGATAGCAATAAGCAAGTAATACCTTTGAGATATCAAGATACGGAGCAGACTCTTTCAAAAGTTTAACAGCCATATTGTTATTCTTTTGCAAAAAACTTTCGTTAGCACGGCGGTATTTGTCGAGTGCATATCTCTTTTCTTCTAAGCACTTGGGTATTGACCGGAAGCATCCTCGGTTAGGAAAAGCGAGTCTATTTATTTTATGGAGTTGTAGATTGTAATAGTCTATTTTGCTTTGAGGTAAGCTATCGAAGAATTCTGCGTCCATATTAGGATAGCGCAATCCTTCAGATTTAACTTGTGAAGCTTGTACCGATGTTACCGACAATATAAGTGCGAGCAGAAGTTTGTGCATGATGTTCCTTATTTACCTTCTCTGATTTGTTTTATCTCTCTAATTCTCTTTATGGATACGCCGAATTGGTCTTTGGGTAGATCGGCGAGTGATTGTATGCGCATCTTGTCCATAACCATTTCAGCGATGTCAGGATATGGTGCTAATTCTTCTTCCAGTTCCTCCAGCTGTTCTTTGGTGATAGTTTCAAACGATTGCTTTTTAGGATCATATCTATTGCTTGGCCCTTTTGCCATGATCTCTCGAGCATCAACCATGGCTACTTCTCCATCATCATCTTCTTCAGAGGCTACAACGCCAATAAGAGATGCATAGCTATATCTGCGCAAGTAGGTGATATAGCTACCCATTGTCTGAATATCGTTCTTAGGTGGAACGATCCTCATCTGGGTAGTTATATATTGTCCAGAGCTATGTGCGAGAATGGTATGAAGGATGGACTGTCCTTCATCATTCGTGAGGATCTGTTGGAGAACTGAAAGTCCGTTCTTGGTGAGGCAAGGACGTGAAGCTTTAACAATGTCGCAAAGATCTGCGTATTTTGACTTGAAATAGGGGTTCTGTTTGTTCAGGCCGGCAACTTGCATCTCTGCTTGAGCCTTGGATAAGGCAGCAAATAGTTCGTTGAGCTCCGTCGATCTTTGTTCGTGTTTAGAAACTGCGTCTAATTTTTTAGAAAGCTTATCGATCGCTTCTAGTATGAGTTCATAATTTTCCATCTTATTCCTTTTCGTTTAAGTCAGCTTCTTTGTCGGCGCATGCTACACACCATACACTATCATCTTCTTTATTGACGATAATTTGTACTGCAGGTTCAGTTCTTTTGCATTTACAGCAACCTTCTACTTTTAAGACTTCTTGGCATTCATCGCAAAGCTGTGGTCCAAGGTCAGTGACATCGCGAACATAGTCTTCTCTGCAAGAGAGACAGCGAGTCATTCCGAAATGTTTATTGAACTTTGGCATGTTATTCTTTCTTGTTTTGCAAATGCTTTATGACTTTAGAATCCTCGCCTAGTTCATTCCAGAAGGAATATCTTTTTTCTTCTTCTTGCCACATCTTTTCTTTTTCTTCTTCAAGCTTTTTCATTTTAAGACGAGAAATGGCTTCTCCTTTTTCAAAATTGTGCTGAAGAACTTCATCATAGTTAGACCAAAAGCTTTCGCTGCTTTTCCATGGCTGATTAGATATTTCTTCGTCGCTCATCTTTTTGTTTTTGCTCATATCGTTCTTTCTTGAGGCAATTAGGACATATTTCTGGAAGTTCATATGCATCGGATTCAAATCCATCTTCATCAATATAATTTTTATGGCAGCTAGCGCATTCATAGATATAAAGTTTATCTGAACAGTTAATGCAGTATTCTTTGCCTTCGTAATTCATGAAATCATCTACGTTATCTTCGTTCATTGGCTTGCAACATCCATTACAGCAAATCATGTTGTTCCTTTCCTGTTATACGGGTGGTTGTTCTGCAAAGAAGAATTGATTGATGGCAAAAAACATTTTCTCATCTTGTAATTTTATAAAAGGATAAAGAGGCGCAAGGTCAAGCCAAATGCTTCTGGTGTCATCAATGAATTTTGCATCGCCCACAGATATAGGATTTTCTCTGCTATTCCCATCCAGTAACTTGATGATATATTCCATTCTCCCGTAAAAATCAGCCATAACTCTGTTTAGTTCTATTTCCATCTCGGTGAAACTGCTAAGCAATTTGTTCATGTTGTTCCTTTCCCGTTGTTTAACTTACATAACTTAGTATAAACCATTTTCATCATATGTCAACAACTATTGACATGTATAGTCATGTACTATATACTTATAGTATAAACATAGGAGGATATATGGCAGACATGATGGAAGATTTCAGCAAGAAACAAGAGATGTTGCGTAGAGGGTTAATAGATTTCATGCTGAATGGAACTTTGACCTGGAATGAATTGGCTAATGAAGTAGGATTGAGTCGTTTTACAATTCTCAACTTTGCTCGGCATAAGAAAGATATTGGGTTGAAGACGATGGGTAAGATAGAGAGGTTTTTGGCAAGCAAGGTGAATAATGAAGTGGATTAAGTTCAGCGAGCGATGGCCTGAACCTGATAAGAGATTTTTGTATCTTGGTCATGATTTTAATAGTGAAGATGATTGGGCTATAAAAATTGTTTTTGGTGCTCCGGAAACGATTCCTACAAAAGAAATAATCGATGAACAGTATATCTATCGCAAGGTAGATCCCAATGACTACTGGATGCCATTGCCAAATAAACCAGAGGTGAATAATGAGTGAGCTTGATGCGCTCCGTAACGACATCAAAGCATTTATCAGCAAGCACGGATTAACATATACAGAGTATTGCGCAGGAACTAATCTGAATTGTGGGGTTCTTTCTGCTTTTTTGAGGGAAACGTATCAATCTAAGATGCTACCAAGGACATTGGTAAGGATTATGAATGTATATGAGATGAAGAAGGCTCAGTACGAACAATAGTCTTGTTTAACAATCTATAACGTATTATAATCAACGCAGAACTAGCATAAAAGAAACAGGCCAGCAAATGCTAGCCTGCTCTTGTTCCGGTTGGAACTTATGTAAGTTTCCGCTTCACAGAAACATTTTGAAATAATAATTCCCTCAGGCTCACGTCCCTACTAAAAGATAGAGCTATAAAAGAAGAATCATTGTGAATAACATGTAACTTCCAGGAAACATATTATGAATATTAATTTAGATCATATACTCAAAAAAGCAAGTCCCAGCAAACAGAATTACCTTAAACCAATAGAGGTATCTGATTCTTCGCGTCAAGTGACTAATGAGTTTAAGCGTGATCCAGAGCGATGGTTCTCGATGTATCCTCGGGGCGTTGCTACTACCTTTGAAGTTATCTTAGAAGCTGATAATAATCTTAAATTTCCTACACTCTTACTGCAAACCATTGCTGACCGCGTTGGTGTTTCTGTTCGTACAGTCATTCAATATATTAAGATTCTCATTAGGGGTGGTCTTATAAGTAAGATACAAAGATATGCTGGCACAAAAAAGAATCCCCGCTTTCGTTCTTCTATCTTTTTGGTTTCTGACTACTTTCACAACCTGTTCAATCGCAAGAGATTATGCCATCTATTCAAGGCTTTTCTTTATACACCCTTTATATTATTGGCTATGAGTAATGGTGTTTGCCATAAAATAGGAACTTCATTACAATTAGAGAAAGTCAATGATTATGTAAATCTTTTCTCTTTATATAATTCTTTTGTACTTATAGGGAATAAAGATAATCAATTGTCCGTCAAACGGAGCCGAGATGACACAATGGAGCTTAAACAGTACCCAAATATGCACAAACGATCTGAGTCTGATAATAAACGACCATGGGCAAATATTGTCAAAAGGGCGCATCAAGGTTCGATAAACCGTTATCCGAATGGTATTAGGCCACCCGTAGATGGAGGTTCTGTTAAGTCTGAGTTTAATAACAAGAGAGAAAGAATAGATCGTGAAGCGCAAATCTTAAGAGAGATGGAAAACTCTACAAAAATATTGGTAGAGATAGACTTAATGCATAATAGCCTCGATAAACTCAATAAAATTTGTGATCGAAATACATTATGAAGAATCCATCTGAAGAAAATCGTCTTATTTTCGTTAACTACGCAGAAGATGTTACTGACATAGAAGACCATAAATATGCTTTTGTAGACTTAAAAAATGAAAGAGTATATTTTGCAGAATCTCCACAATTAATACTTCAACTTTTATGTTTGAAATCTGGAATACGAATGCTTGAAATTGAACCAGATGATGTTTTTGTATATTTAGAAATGGATTGGTACAAAGATCTTCGTAGAAAATTGGAAATCGATCCTACCTTTGAAGAGTTTGATTACTGTAAAGCAAGAGCTATCGAATTTGCCAAGATTAAAGCAGGTCTTTGATGTTAAGGAGCAACCATGCCAACATTTATTATCAAAGGACAACCAATATCACTCGTACGACAAGATAAACTCACCCAAGGATATTGGGATGAACTTAGAAAACACAAACACGAAGCAGTAACACAGTTAGAAGATCAGACTAAAGATATTAAGCCATTTGAGAAACCAGTGCATGTAGAGGTAAATTTCTACTTTGTACCCAAGGGAACCCATAAACCTTTACATCCACATGGCTATAACCACTCTCGTCCTGACATCAGTGATCTTATTAGATTTGTAGAAAACATTACCAATGGTATCCTTTTTAAGGACCCGTCTATCATCTCTTCGATCACTTCGGTCAAGAAGTATAGCGATCAATCGAGAACAGAAATTATTATTACTGAGTTAAAAAATGACTAACGAAGAGTTTGTTAAAGCGCTTCATGAGAAAGTTTCTCTTTTAGAGGTTGTTCTTGATCATGGAATCCTTCTGCAGAAGATAGAGCAAAAAAGACCCTGGAGGGCTTATTGTCCTTTTTGCGAAGAGCAACCTATTCATTTTCTTTCTATTAGGCGTATAAGAAAAGCTGCCTTCTTTAAGCTCAATCATAAACTCAACAGTTTTCATTGTTCTCAATGCAAAGTTGGCGGAGATGTTATAGAATTCATTAGAAATTTTCATAGAGTTGATCAACAAGAAGCCCGTTATTATTTAGCTGATAAATACAAAGATAGAGTAAAAAATGACTAAAATGATTAAGTCTAGCACAGGTAAAACTCTCAAGGTTCCAATAGTCTATGAAGATTATAGAGACATGCAAACCTTCGAAATGAAGCCGTGTACCGATACCTTTTTGGGCTTACTCGCCGAAGATATGGTTAAGTGGGTTGACGAAAGCCAAGACAATCTGAAACTAGAACAATTCTTTCACTCGAGACATATCAACTATCGCAATCTACACAGATGGTTACCAAGAAGCGAAGCTCTTCAAGAGGCTCACGAGTACGTTCTGCATCGCCTTGGTACAAAGAGAGAAATAGGGGCCCTAAAAAGAGAATATGATTCAGCTATCGTGAGAACGACAATGCCTCACTACGATAAGACTTGGAAAGAGTTGGAAGAGTGGAGAAGTAAACTTAAAGAACCAACGGAGAGTGGTGATAAAGTTGTTGTTATAGAGAGGTTCCCAGATGTACCAAGTGTGCCTGAAAGGAAAGAATGATGAGTGAAGAGAATATAAAGCTTTTTCAAAAACACCTAGAGGTTATACAAGAAGAATGTACAAGACTTGTTCCTTTAGTTGAAGAAGAAGTAGAAAATAACCCTACTTCTGAATGGGTGCATTTTCATTGTATTGTAATAGAAAATTCTATACGGCTTAGTGATGTGATACTTAAAGAATTAGGTAAGACTCCGGATGATTTAGCGGATGTTCTTGAACGAGCAAGGAAGAAGCGAGAAGGGATGAAAGATGAGTGAAGAAGAGCGCACCAAGTTTCTTTCCGAAGAACGTGAGCAAGTTGGTGAGATCAAGAAGAAGATCTGCAATATTATTGAATCAAGACGTCCATTGAGACCAACGCATATTACAATGACATATGGTCCCTATGAGGTAGAAGTGATTGGTTTGGAAAATAAATGAATGTAGAAACTGTCATAAGACTGAATAAATTTATCCCCAGAAAATACCAGCTTCCTGTTATAGATGCTCTCGAGAACAAGGGGTATAAACGAATTATAGTCATATGGCCACGCCGGGCAGGCAAGGACGTAATGGCTTTCAATCTCATCATTCGTGCAGCGCTAAAACGTATAGGAGTGTACTACTACTGCTTCCCAAGTTATACTCAAGCAAAGAAGGTTATTTGGGATTCAATTACAAATAGTGGTGAGAAATTCCTAGATTATATTCCTAAAGAGTTGATTGAGTCAGCAAATAGCCAGGAAATGAAGATCAAATTAAAGAACGGTTCTCTTATCCAGCTTGTTGGGTCTGATAATATTGATGCACTCGTTGGTACTAACCCACGAGGTATCGTTTTTTCTGAATATGCATTACAGGATCCCCGGGCGTATCAATTCTTGCGTCCCATATTGCTTGCCAATGATGGATGGGCGCTCTTTGTTTCTACGCCTCGGGGTAAGAATAACTTCTGGGAGCTTTATCAAATCGCTAAAAACTCTCCCACTTGGTATTGCAATAAACTCACGGTTGAAGACACTGGCCACATATCTTTGCATGAGATTGATAAAGAGCGAGCCGAAGGTCTGATGTCAGATGACCTTATACAGCAAGAATACTTCACCAGCTTTGAGCTTGGTGTTGAGGGTGCGTATTATGCCAAGTACATGGATAAGATTCGTTTAAATGGCCAAATTGGCTGTGTTCCATGGGAACCTGGATTTAAAGTACATACTGCTTGGGATCTTGGTGTTAGAGATAGCACTTCGATTATCTTCTTTCAGAACGTTGGGGCTACTATCAGGATCATAGATTATTACGAGAAGAACAAAGAGGGGTTAGAGCATTATGCTAAAGTTCTTGAGTCTAAGCCTTATGTTTACGGTAGGCATATCGCTCCTCATGATATTGCCGTTCGTGAGTTTGGTTCTGGAATGACTCGTCTTGAAAAAGCGCGCCAATTAGGCCTTAAATTCATCGTTGCTGGTGATATATCTATAGTTGATGGCATTGAAGCAGTTCGTACGACCTTGGGCAAATGCTGGTTCGATGAGCGTAATTGCTCGCAACTAATAAAAGCTCTTGAGAACTATCGACAAGAATATGATCAGAAGAAGAAGGTGTATAAGTCTCAGCCGCTTCACGACATCTTCAGTCACGCAAGTGACGCGATGAGATATCTAGCAGTATCCTTGCCTAAGACTCGTGATAGTGGAAGCCCAGAGGAATTAGAGAAGAGATACCAAGAGGCAATGTACGGTTCACAGGGTCAATTACCCTCTTTCTTTAGGGATTAGATATGATAAAACTTTTATTTAATAAATGGTTTTGGGTTGGCGCAATTGTTTTATCTCTTTTAGTAAATGGGATTTTCTATTATTGTTGCTTTGATTTAGCTCATGATCTAATAAGAACTATCGGGAGCAAATAAATATTGATATGCTGATTAGTGTTAGTTCACTTTAAGCAGGAGTCCCGATGCTTTTATTAGTTACCCTTTTATGTTTCTTTACTCTTACTACTATTGTCCTTACTGTTCTCTATTTTCGCCAGAGCGAAGGCGCTAAGCTTGAGCGTATGGCGCTTCAGAATCTTTTGACTGATGATGAGAAGAAGTTCTATATCACTGAATACAAGAAGATTGTTGCCTGTAAGTTAATCTTTGAGCATATGTCAGAGCCTAAAGCTGCTATTGATATTGCAAGAGAAGTTATTAAAAATGGGAGAGAGAAATGAAAGTATCTTTTCCATTCACTTGTCCATTTTGCGAGAAGAAATTCACAAGGATGTTGAGTTGTTATCAATGGTCTGAACTGCTTGAGGAACGAGCGAAAAATCCTATGGCTGATTTATGCGGTTCTTGTAGAGATGATTGGCGTCGAGATTTCTTACGAAAAGAAAATCCTCAATGGGATGAAAAACAACTAGAAGATAATGTAAGACATCAAGCCGAAGAAGATAAAGAAAGAATTGGTAGAGGGGGAGACGAATAATGTTAGATGGTTTCATTGGTTCAGATTTGTTTTATCTTTTGTTTGGGTTGTCTTATATAATTCTCGCGGGAACTGTTTTGTTGTATTTACGAGACTTGAAGCGCCTTAACGAGCAAGTTAAGCTTCTGGCTGGCAAAGAGGATATTTCTGGTTCTTGGATTCGCAACCTTGCTCGCGATGTTGAAAATCTGAAGTCTCAGAAGGTTGTTGATTATATTGGTGAATCTATCAAGCCTAAACGCGGACCCGGTAGACCTAAGAATAATAAGGGCAATTAAATGTCTGTTAAATGGTTTAGTCCTGAAGATAAAATGCCAGAGATTGGCGAAACCATATTAGCTTATCCTCATTTCGATCATGATACGTTACGCTTATTAAAGAGAATTGATCCTAAAGCGGTTCCGTTTGAGATTCTTCACGAAAAAATGGCAGATGACAAAGAAGATGAAGATGATTATAACGAACGAGCTGGTTTTATCCTAGGAGCTTGTTATGAATTTTGTAATCCTGGGACTTATGAGCATTGGGAGCATTTTACAAAAAAAGATTTTGAAACAAAATTTTATCTAAGAAAAGAGATTACTTGTTGGGCTAAGGTTCCTGAAGTTCCTAAAAAATGGCGAGATTCTTAGACCCCTTTTGCATTTAACTAAAATTCATGGTACTTCTTTTTGTGGATTGAAAACTTGCCTGAAGGAACATGACTAGTTCATGATTTTGGTTCCCACTCTCTTCCTTCAGGCATAACTTTAAGGATGGATATGTTGAAGAAACTTATTCTCATTGTTGCTGTTGGAGCTGTTTGCTTGTCAGGCTATTTGTTGTATCACGATAAACGCCATCAAGAAGTTGCTCCTAAAGATGAATTGCCTTCATTGGAGATTCCAGTAACTACTACACAAGTTACGCCTGGTTTGGAAGCAAAATAGTACACTGCTCTCTTGTGTTCCAGGCGTATATAGATGTTGCCTAAGGGCTGGTGTTTTTATTTTATGAATTCATTCATAGCGTAAGTTGAAAACATCCCAACCAGACCCTTAGGTGTTAAGTTCCGTGGTAGCTCAGTAGGTAGAGCAAGCGCTGAAAAGTCGCATGGTCGTTGGTTCGAGCCCAACTCACGGATAAGTTTGATAAACCGGTTAACATTTGATTTTTAGCATAACTGGCGAATGCTACGTCATGCATGACGGTGTTAGGTATTAACCGAGTCATAATCGATAAGTCCTAGCGATAAGCGGGTTCGATTCCCGCAGATCAAATGACCGGTTTATCATTTAATTCAAGTCGTGACATTTTGTCACGGGCTGAATTCCAGGTATCCTCCTGCTATTGACTTGCATTAAATAACTCTGCTCGCATACACTTATAGCGTTATTCTTATAGCTATAAGGAGAGTATAGATGTTGTTTCCCCAGCTGGGCCCTCAATATTATGAAGAGAACCATAAAGATATTCTTTCCCGGATGGAGTCGTTCTATGCCGAAAGCATAACGATCAATCAGTCTTTTTGGGGAGAAGCAGATACTGATACCCGATTCATGGCCGGTGATCAGTCTTTGTGGAATGATCTGTATGGCAATCTTCCCGCCAACAGAAAAAGACAATTCAATTTCAATCGTATACGCCGCGTTATTAATATGATCTCAGGACACCAGCGGCGTACGCGTAAGTCTACAATCGTTGTACCTGTAGAAAATGGTGACAACGAAACAGCTGACCAATTCACGAAGATCTTAATGTGGATCGCTCAACAAGAAGGTGTGCTTGAAACCATATCTGAGTCATTTGAAGGATCACTTGTAACTGGTATGAACCTTTTGCAGGTTTGGGTTGATTACCGCTCTGATCCTATATCAGGTAATATCCGCGTTGATAACTGTTCGTATAATAGCTTCTTGATGGATCCTTATTTCCGTAAACCAGATCTTTCTGACTGTAATGCGATTTGGAAGCGTTCTTATTTGAGCAAACGGGAAGTACTTTCTTTGTTGCCTGATAAAGAAGAGATGATTATGGGCCTTCAAGGACAAGACAACCGTGATGGTAAGTTCCAGTTTATGCCTGAGACGTATAACTATGGTCTTAAGAACTCTCTTACGTATGACGAGTTCTATTATCGTGACTTCCGTAAGCAGAAGATGCTTGCTGATACGCAGACTGGTGAGACTATGGAATGGCGTAGCCAGAATGAAGAAGGTTTACGTACATTCTTGCAGACATATCCACAAGTTACGATGATTGAGCAAGAAGTTCCTACTGTTAATTTAGCAATCGTAGTTCAAGGACGGGTGATGTATGATGGACCAAACCCAATGGGTATCGACAATTATCCATTTGTCCCAGTATTTTCGTACTTTGCTCCACAATTGCCTTATTTTCCTTGGAGAATTCAAGGAGTGGTACGTGGTCTTCGTGATGCTCAGTACCTATATAACCGACGCAAAGTCATTGAGCTCGACATTTTGGAGTCTCAAATCACTTCTGGTTTCAAATATAAAGAGAATGCGCTCGTTAATCCAAAAGATATATTCCTCTCCGGACAAGGTAGAGGACTCGCATTAAAAGATGAAGCGCAGATGTCTGATGTAGAACAAATTATGCCTCCTTCAGTTCCTGCTTCAATGATGGAACTTTCTAAAAGCTTGGGTAATGAAATCTCAGAGATCTCCGGAGTCTCTGAGGAATTGCTTGGTGCCGCTAAAGACGACCAAGCTGGTATTCTTTCAATGCTCCGCCAAGGAGCTGGCCTTACAACGCTTCAGGGACTGTTTGATAACTTGGACCGTGCCCAAAAGCTCCTTGGCCGCTTAATGATTGATGTGATACAAACTAACTTCACTCCCGGTAAAGTTAAGAAGATCTTAGAAGGGAAAGAGCCAGCACCTCAGTTCTACAATAAGGCATTCGGTAAATATAATGCTGTTGTTGAAGAAGGTCTTAATACCTCTACACAGAAACAGATGCAGTTTGCTCAGCTTCTTCAATTACGTGAAGCTGGTGTTCCTGTTCCCAATGAAACCCTTCTTGATGCCTGTACGTTACAAGATAAGACCAAACTTGTTGAATCTATTAAACAACAAGAACAACAACAAGCTCAAATGCAGCAACAACAAGCTCAAGCTTCTCTTCAGGAAATGGTTGCTCGTTCTAATCTTGCTAACGCTCGCGCAGAAGCAGACCGTGGACTTGGCATGGAGCGTATGAGCCGGATTGAAGAAAACCACGCCTTAGCATATGAAAGACAAGCTCAGGCTGCTAAAGATGATGAGATTGGATTATTGAATCTTATTAAAGCTGCTAAAGAATTGGAGGGCATAGACATTGAGCATATGGAACGAATTATGGGCATGCTTATGCAGATCAAAGAGCAAGAAAACGCTGCTATTGCAGGAGCAGCAGAAGCTCAACCTGCAACTCAAGGAAAAGCTGCTCGTCCTGAAACTGGTACTACTCAGAAAACAATGTGAGGGAGAAGAAATGATTGGATTCCTAAAAATACTTGATGCATTAGCAGATACTTTGAAATTACAGAAACTAGATGAGTGTGTTCATTTTGTGGATAAATTACTTTCGCTTGCTCAAGAAACAAGAGCAGCGCATGATACGGTTGAACAACAGAAAAAAGATAGTTCATTGACACCAAAAGCTTAAGAAAGATATTGTTATAACGTCTTTCAGAATAGTTCTGATAGATAGTTAGAGGATAAACCTTGCAGTCATCGACAATTTGTCGGCAACTGCAGTTTCTATCGAAGGAGCCAACCATGGCCAAACGTTACTATAATGAAGGATACTACGCTGGTGCAGAATCACGCCGTAGCGAAGAACGCCAAGAAGGCGGAATGCTTTCAGAAGATAAAAGTGCTATCGCTAACATGCCGCAACAAGTAATGATCAAGATGTATCCAAAACCTGAAGGATATATGCCTGAAGATCTTGATGATACTTTGCGTGGCGTTGATGGACAAATGGATGCTGACACTTCAAAACGTCGAGCACATTTCAAGCCAAAGAAAGTATAATAAAGCTGCTTCATGGAACAGTGAGGGATGACCTTAAGTCGCTTTGGGGTTGTCCCTTGCCCCCTTAGGAGAAATTATGCCTTGTATGCCGCGTACGAACGACCAAAATAAGAAAATAGCTGAAAAGATATTAGGTACACCACCTAATATGCAAAAGAAAAAGCCTAAAAATGATAAGGTTGAACAGAAATTAACCTTTGAAGAAACAAGTAGGGTGAGATAATGAAGTATTCTGTTAAGAAATCACCTAAAGAAGAGCGTGCTATTAATCGTAGAGAAGTACAAAAAGTCTCTACCACTATGTATAAGCAAGAGATGGAAGAATATGAACATCCGGCTTATGAACGTATTGAAAACATGCGGTCTGCTTTTTATGGTGGTATTGATCCACGCCGTAGACAAGAAGTGTCTGATGGTGGAATGATCGAAGAAGATCCAAAATCTATGGCTAATATGCCAACTGAAGCTAAGCATCATGAATATCCTTCAGCTGGTTATTACACTACACCATATATAGATGCTACAGTAGACGATGATAATGATATCTAGGAGGTAATATGGCAGCTAAAAAAAAATGGATTGCTGAAGCTATTAAAAAACCTGGTGCTTTACATAAAGAACTTGGTGTTAGTAAGGGAAAGAAGATCCCCGCAACCAAACTCAAAAAAGCAGCAAAAGTTAAGGGTACCGAAGGGAAAAGGGCGCGGTTAGCGATCACTTTGGGAAAACTACGTAAAAAAAAGTAAGTTTGGCATTTGCTTAACACAGGGGAAAGCCTGAAATAACCTTTCAACGAACAGCTTTCCCCGCTATTGGAAGGATACAGATGAAAAAACTGTTATTAGGATTATTAACATTAGGTTGTTTTGTTTCAGCCGAAGCGCAATTAGTGCATAGTGCACGTGATGTTATTATCAACGTTATTACTCGTGCGAAAGGTTTGGTTATTGCCCATCCCTATCTTACTGTTGCCGCAGGATGTACTGCAGTTGTTGCTTATTGGTTCTACTACAAGAAACAGATCGACCCAGAAGATCCTTCGTTTGAGGGTTTCAAAGCATATTGGGATAGTAAAAACTATGGTACGCCAACACCTAAGACCGTTTCACCTTCTGATTCTCCTACACATTCTTCAGACACATTGAAGGATTTCACTGGGGATTTTCCCGATACTCAATCTAAAACGATGCACCCAAGTAAACTTCGCCACAATTAGGAGCGATCATGGCAAAGAAAAAGACACATGCTCAAAAGAAGATTTCCAAGGTTATGGAAGAGTTCAAAGAAGGCGCCCTTCATTCAGGCTCTAAAAAAGGTCCTGTAGTTGGAAACCGTAAACAAGCTATTGCTATCGCAATGTCAGAATCGCGTAAAAAGAAGAAATAGATTTCCTTTTTCATCACCTCTCTGATCCCTTTAGGTTACGTTAACTCGACCTAAGGGGATTTTTGTTATAAGATTCGCTGTAGGAGGAACTATGGAAGAAACTAAACGAGAGACATTTGGTAAGATTTATACAGATCTTCAAAAGAATACTGACCCCACTCTTATGCGTGTTGTTGATTTAGCTGATGAGATGCACCCACCTTCGGGAAAGCTTCAAGAACTTATTAAGAAGATAGAAGAAGGGAAGTTAACTTTTCCGAATAAGAACTTCTTCATTGCAGAAGAAACGATAAGTTATCAGCTCTTTGCTCGAGCATTTAGATCAGAATATTACGTGCTCAATGCTTGCCCAACGCCCAAATATGATCAGACTGTCTATCAGTATTTATGGAGAGACGAGCAAATAAGATATATTTGGACGATACCATCTAAAGATACCTGTTATTATTTGAGAGCAAATGCAGATGTTGTTGTTCCTGAAGAAAGGCAACTTCTATCTTTTGTGTTAGGTTATTTTGATGGGACGCTTTTGGCTATATGTAACCAACTCAATGGTGAAAAATTCGATTCGATAATATTGGAGTAAAATATGATTGATGATACACAACTACAAGAACCAGAAATCCAAGAACAAGCAACGGAAGAAACTCCTGTAGAACAACCAGAAGTTGCTCAACAAGTCCCCCAAGAACAACCAAAACCAGTTCAAGAAACAGATGGTCAAAAAAGCTTTCGTGAATTGCGTACTCAAAAAGAGCAAATTGAGCGAGAACGCAATGAGATGCAGCGTCGCTTGAAAGAGCTTGAAGCAAAAGCTGAAAACGATGAAATTATGGTTGGTGATGATGACATTGTCGAAGGAAAGCATCTTACCAAAACAGTTAAAGAATTGAGAAAGCTCAAAGAAGAAGTTCGCACTTACAAAGAACAAGCTTCTATGCTTTCTGTGGAATCTCGAATCAAAGGAACGTATAGCGACTTTGATAAAGTGGTGACAATGGATAACATTGAGAAACTTAAGAATCAATATCCAGAATTGGCTGCTTCTGTAGATTCAACTCCAGATTTATATAGTAAAGCAGTGGCAGCGTATACTCTTATTCAAAAGTTTGGACTTAATGAAAGTGATCCTTATATGCAAGATAAAATGAAAGCTCAGGCAAATGCGGCTAAACCAAGACCATTGGCTTCAGTATCTCCTCAACAAGGCGGTAGCCCTATGGAGAAAGCTAATGCCTTTGCAACTGGATTAACACCTGAACTTAAAGCTCAATTACTCAAAGAGATGACAGAAGCACAAAAGAACTATAATTGATCTAGAGGAGGGAAGTATGAAGCTCTGGGAGAAACAAG